CACAATGGGTACGCAAAACGGCACAAGTTACGCTGCACCTTTTATAGCAGGTTTGCTGGCTTGTTTAGCAGAAGTATATCCCACACTCACACAAGCACAAGCAAGAGCATATTTACAAAACAATGCTGTCACAGGATTGATGGCGGATACAGCAGACGCAATAGATGTAGATGTAAGTACAAGAGTAAGCACGGACGGTTCAAACATTGATAGAATAGCACTATGGAAGAATCACAGAGCAACGTCAGGTAATATGGCATTTAACACATACAACAAAGACGTAAACAGTCGACCTACAAGTGGATTAATGTATCCACGTACAAGAACACGTAGGCGTGGGTAAATAGTAATATGACAAATATAACCGCAGTACCATACTTTTATGACAAACAATTTAGACGCTATATTCAGCAGTTTATTAGATTGTTTGCTGGATTTCAGTATGTAAAAGGATACACTGAACAAGGTGATCCAATATACCACACAACACCAGTTCGCTATGGTGATATTAGTCGTATGGCGGCGCATATACAAAGAGAGAATAGTGAGAATACATTAAGCACTGTTCCTTTTATTAGTTGTTATGTTACTGGTTTAGCACCAGATGTAAACAAACGAGTATTTCCTCAGTTTGAAGAAAAAATGACTGTTATTGAAAAAGAGTATAATACTAATACCAACAGTTATGAAAATAATCAAGGTAGTACATATACTGTTGAACGTCATATGCCAGTGCCTTATACAATGACCATGCAAGCAGATTTGTGGTCAAGTAATACAGAGCAAAAAATGCAAATGCTAGAACAAATACTAGTATTGTTTAACCCAAGCCTCAATATACATACTACAAACAACCCACTAGACTGGAGTAGTTTAAGTGTTGTTGAGCTTACTGGAACACAATGGACAAACCGTGGTATACCAAGTGGTGTTGATGACATTATTGATATTAGTAGTTTAACATTTGAAATGCCTATACTAATTAACCCTCCAGCTAAAGTAAACAAAAGTAGTATGATACACACAGTTATTACTAACTTACATGAAGTTGCTACTGGTGATGCAGAAAGTATTAAAGTACTGAATGACATCAATGCTATCACTACTAGTTATACAGTAGTGGCAGTTGATAACAAAGTAAAACTAGATGTAACAGGCGGTGTAGCTACTGCACAAATACTAGGTAAAACTGGTGCTGTTGAAGCTGGGCTAAGATGGGATACTATTTTTACACAGTATGGTTCCGAACTTAGAGAAGGCGTAAGTCAAATAAGATTTAAACAAACAGATGACCCTAGTGATATGACTACAGATATTATTGGTAGACTATCTGGAGATGGATCGCAAAATACATTAACTGTAACACTGGATAACAGTACTATAACAGCAGACACACAAACGGCTGTTGATGCTGTAATTAATCCACAAACAAGCTATCCTGGAGATGGGACACTAACAGCGGCAGTTAATGGAGATCGTTATCTTATACTTGACGAAGTACCTAGCGGAGGTACTTGGGGTACTATATCTGCTAAGAAGAACGACATTATTCAGTATAATGGTACTATATGGAGTGTGTCATTTGATGCAAGTAACACTAGTACTACAGAACACACAACAAACACAACTACCATGGATAAACTTAAATGGACAGGCTCGCAATGGGTTAATGCATATGAAGGTACATACAACAGTGGTTTTTGGAGAATATATCTATAATGCTAACAGCAAGTGGTTGCTGCTTTCTAGCTCTTAATACAGGACGGTTAATGCTACAACAACGTAGTAAAACAGTAAGCCATCCTCTTACTTGGAGTTTTTGGGGCGGTAAAAGTGAACGTAAAGAAAGACCAATAGAAACACTACTGCGTGAGTGCGATGAGGAAATGGGTCAATTACCAGATATACAGAAAGTATATCCCATACACACATTTATTAGTGATGATAAGAAATTTACTTACCACACATATTGTATTGCTGTGTATGAAGAATTTATTCCAGTTACTAATAATGAAACAGCAGGTTACGCATGGGTTGAGATCAATGCTTGGCCAAAGCCATTACATCGTGGTGCCAAAGTAGTTTTGGATAAAGTAGATATGGTTGACAAAATAGTTGCTATTTGGGAAAAACAGCGTTACAAAGAAGACTTACCTAACTGGCTTGACAGCTTCTGATATTCTTCACTATCTTCACCATAGATTTGCTTAATACGTTCAATACGCTTATCTAATAGTTCAGATGTTTCACTACTTGTTTTATTATTCCAATCACCAAAGCGTTTTAAAATATAATCCCAATTACTTGATTCTTTATAACTATAGTTTTCCTTGGCTATGTCAATTTGTGCTTCTTGCATACCAGCAATAATTAAGTCATTAACTCTTGACGGTTTTAGTTTTGTATATGCAGTCATAATTTTGTTTTTGTTTTTTGAATTAGTGTATTCTAAATGTATAGTAGTATAATATGCATTTGCCCATGCCCTAAACGGATCAACAGTATCATTTATATAACCAATGCTTTCCTTTGCAGTACTAACTTCAACTACATTAACTATGTCTTTTCCATAATATGGGTTAGCAACTAAATCTCCAGTAACTGAATCAATCATAAATGCTTCATGATCATCACTAACATTTAACATTTTTTTAACATAGCTAGGCTTGCAAAACATTACTGATTGGTCAGCATATGTTAATGATGTACTCTGATGTAGTACTGGAAATGTAATAGCATCTACATTATCACCAATTTCATAATCTAATGATTGAACATTATCTATCCTAACATCAGCATGTATTAGCCAAAATGGTTGATCTTCTTCGCTGAGTGATTCTAAAATATCAAGCATAGATTTTTTACCATTAATCAAATGACTGGGTCGTTCGTTTATACTAAGCATACCATACTTTTTCATTACAAATTTGTCGTGGTAAGCATAGACATACATACAGTTGTTAGTGTACTTGTATGAGGCGATTTGGTTGCATCTAACCTCTATTTGATCATCATGTTCCGTTGTTGGTACTAGCTTTAATATTTCCCATGAAATAGGACGCTTACTGTATGGATTACAATTTGGAAATGTGTGAATTTTATTGGAATCGTTTTCATTAGGAATAAAATTCCAGTTAAAATTATTCTGGATATCAATATTTTTTTTCTTAACCCAAACATATGGAAATTTTCCACGATATGAGGTTACTTCAGATAAGTCCTGTAGATTATCTAACTCAATAAGTGGAAATCTTCTCCACTTAGATTTAGTTATGCTAAATGCTGTTTGCATCATTTATATTTTCCATTTTTATTGCTGTAGTTCCAATATGTCCACAATGATTACTCAAATCATAATCGACCCACAAATCTATTTCATAAGTGTTAAGTTGTTCACAAAAGTATATATCTTCTCCAATAAACGTATCCAGTTTGTTACTCCAAACAACTTTAAACCAAGGACGTGGAATCTTATCAAACACACGTATATCAGTTAACATTAGTCCCATGCCAACAGCATATGTTTGATGTAGTCCTGTTTTATGATCAGATATATCAAATTTACTTGATGTAAATGCTGTGTTACGATACGGTTTAGTTCTAGTACTATATGTGCCAGCAGTAACTAATTTTTTGTGCTTGTTTAGCTTAGAATATATACTTACTGGAAATAACATATCACTATCAAGCCAAAGTATTTGTGTACAGTTATCAGATTTTGCACTCATAACTAGACGATAGCGTTGATCACTTATCATGCTACCATTTTCAAAATACAGTTTAAACTCTACGCCACTGGATACCAAATGTGCTGTTAATTGTGATAGGCAATATGCAAAACCAGAATGTAGAGTGTCTCTTACAGGAACACAGATACCAAGCATATTACATCATGTTTAGTGGAACGACATCGTCTTGCTGAACACTTTCTTCAGCGCCTTTTACTTCATGATTAAGTTGGCTTGCAATAACAGTTGCTTTGCGTACTGTTTCGATAAAGTAATCGTTTCCTAAACATGTCATATCTTCCATTGTATCAGCACTAACTTTACCAGTTGCTAATAGTTCGATCGCCGCATGTTTTGCAAGTCTATCAACCCAATACTTTACTTGGTCTACTTCATTACCGTATTGTAGATCAGTTTTGTTATATTGTTTTTCAAGTTTACTTTTTGCAGTGGTTAAGATGGACAAACGTGGCTTACTACGTCTCCAAAAAGGTTTGCTATTTTCATCGTCAATGTCTCCATTAACTTTGCTGTACTTAGCAGCAGGGGTTAGACATCTGCCCAAGACAAATGTGCTATATTCAAATTCAGACATTATTTTCTCCTATGAGTTTATGGTTGTCCGCCGAAGCTAGAACTAAGCATTACGGTATTACCGGCACTAATGCCCACTTGTGGGCCGAGTTGGCTTAGGCTACGTTGAGAGCCGCTTGTAAATCCATAATGGACCTGTACCTGGTTTATAGATATTTGAGATCCAGTTGCTGGTAATGCCATAGTTCGTTCCTATTATATTCTATACTACTATATTTATGTGTTTTTGTCAACTGTTAGTATTTATAGTAACAGCGTTAGCCCACCGGCTGCAATTACTAATCCACCCCACATACCGAGAATAGTTACATAATATCTAAACTTAGTACCAAAGTATAACATTCCAATTGCAACGCATTTGTGCATTGGGCTAACCAAGTAACCAACAAAGTCAACAGCAAAGAACCAAGGCAAATACGCAATACCATATATACTAGCCATAATTACTGTGAGTGCACCAAATCGGCTACTACTACCTAGTGCAAATGCTCCTGCAAAACTTGCTATACTTAACATGGTAAATCCACTCCAAGTATTAATATCAAGTCCACTGTTTTCCAAAAACTCTTTAATAGCACTTGTATTTTCTCTGGCAAAATTTGCCGCTACAATAATAACTGCAACCCAACCAATTAGTTTCCAGTCTACAAAACGTAATAATTTAGGTATATCAAATGTACGAGTAACTACCATATAGTAAAGTGTTAGTGTACCAAATGCCCACAAGAAGTTTACACCAGCAATAATAGCACCAACTCCTGCTACATACGGCAATACGTAACGTGTAATACGACTTATTTTAATTTCTCTTGTGCAGTCGTTTAATTGTACATCACTTTCCTTTACACCCCAAATAAGGTAACTTAAAATAAATGCAACACTAACTGCCAACAGTGGCCAGATAATACCCATAAACTGTGTATATGTTAATCCAAAAGCCGCCATGGGAAGTATAACTGTCTTTTCCAGCGGGCTCCAAAAATAATAGTGGTGTGTACTAACATAATCAATAGGACCAAACTTTTCTCTACCACAGCATCCTTTATCTGGTGCTAGTGCTTCTAGCATACCAGCACTTACTGTAACACGCCCTTTGATTGGCAACAGTCCTGTGATAGCACTTACAACAGCCACAACTGCTTTTTTGCTTTTTAAATTTTGCTCAAAGAAACAAAATATATCGTCAAACAATTTATGTTCCTTTACCATACCTGCAATCATCATTACAAATACAATTAAGAACAAATATATTTGTCCTTTTGTTATTAAGTCTAGGTATTCCATTATTTCCTCTTAAAAAATTTATTATAGGCGGCGGATACTATATTTTTGTTTAAACTAAAACCAATACTGTTATAGTATTTCCTACGTGTTATCCATTTACGGTCGTGGTCAGTTGCATCTCTTACAACTAGTTCAGATGTTTTTTCACTTATGGGCACAAGTTGACACAGCGGTGTTCCCGCACGAATTGTAAACTCTCCATGGCCGTTTACATAGCCTTGTATGTTTATCTCACTACTTATACTAGGGTCAAGTATACCAATACAACTTTCAAATTCAAATTGTTCTGTATACGGCATTGGTAACATCATAAATTTACAGTCTGAAATAATGTGCCAAGGTGTATTAATCTTGAGTATGCTTTTGTGACTCCAGGGTCTTTTTGGTATATGTTTAGCAATACTATCGCCTTGTTGTACTTGTATTGCTGGTTTTTCTAATAGTTCTTCTAGTGCAATATCTGGTACATATGTTTCTAGACTACTAGGACCACTGCGCACCGCAATGTCATGCCAAGCACAAACAACATATCCTGTTGTTAGTACATCAACAATACCAGGACAACGTGCAATATGAAAATCGTGATGTGCCATTTGTTTGTATTCATGTTGGGCTGTTTTAATCCACGCAGGCATTACTGACTTACTGTTTATAACAGGGTATGTGTCTGTCAATCCATCTACTGTACTAAAGAATTCTATTTTTTTCATTGGAACCTAATATTAAAAGCAATACATACTCGTGATATATTACTTTCATTTCTTTCTACTTCATGTGGAATCCAACTTGGCCACATAACTAAATCTCCATCATTTGGCTTATAATGCATCCTACTTGTACCAGGTCCTAAATAACTGGCACTTAGATCCATGTTAGCTGGATTTAAGAATACCAAGTCTCCAGTATGATTTGCTTGTACATAGTATATAGCACTAAAGTTAAATGACTTATGTGTGTGTAATAAATTTAAACTACCAGGATCGTTTATGTTAGTCCAAGATTCAATATAAGGATCACCGCCGTTAAACATATGAGCAAATGCACGATCTTCTTCTAAATAATAACCTACTGTTTCTTCAAGTTGTTTTATTAAGGCTTGTTGTAACCATTCACTGCGTTCAAATTTAATATCAGCACGCCAACAACCATCATTAGTATTCAAATTACTGGGGTGATTGTCTTTATAATCATATGCTTGACGTAATAGGTCATGTCGTTGGGTTTGAGATCCAATACCAGATTCTATTAGTACATGTCCACTATATGCTTTCCAAAGTCTCATTTTTTTACTACCATAATATATAACCCATTCCACCACATGTTAGGATTTTCTACTTCATTCAGCAACAGTCTGTTATAAACGATATCAAGACCAGAACTTTCTACTCCTGCTTCAGCACCTTTAACAACTTCTGTCCAGTTGGCATCATCAAATATTAATAATGCTGTATCACTAAACACACTACTATAATACTCTACTGCCTTTTTTGTATTCTCAAAATCATGTGGTCCATCATAAAAGAACATGTCAATCTTGGGTAGTGTGGCCAAGTCTACAGTAAGCATGTCTGTGTTATGTATAGTTAGTTGTTTAACATGCCCTGTGTTATTTTTAAATTCATCTAGTGTATTATTAGGCAATGTAAAATTATTGCGTTGAGGTTGTATTTGGCCACTCCAGTTATCTACGCAATGTATGTCAATATCATTTACACCAACTGCGGCGGCTGTTGCACCCATAGCACTACCAACTTCTAAATATGTATTGACTTTGTCGCCCAAACCCATTAATAAGTTCTGAACTCTTTTACTAGTTAGTCCTGGTATTTCCAAGTTGTTTACATACTCAACACTGTCTACTAATTCATTAACTACATCATGTACAATCTGTGGAAGTTTTTTACCACTACGTGCTTCATATACTTTATCACAAAAATTACAATCCCAACAATCAAACTTACAGTTCTTAATAATTTTACGCCAAGCATCAATTGGTCTCTCTTGTAAATTTGTTTCAGTTAAATATTCTTCAAATTCATTAAACAAAAACTCTTCGTTGTTAGCATAGCGTTTGATAATATCCATAGTATGATATATTTGTGTAATGCTTTCACGACCATGCATTTTAAATACATCAACATATTCTAATAGTTCTACCCAATCTTCACGCCACGGAGGAATGTTTGCTGTTTTAAGCGGCACACTAGGATCTTGTACATCCCATTTAGGACAACTTACTCTACTAATACTATCTAAAAAGTATGCTGGGCCTTCTTTGCGCATATTATTAAACTGAAAGTGTTCATCCATCATTACACAATTACCTAAACACCCTTCGTTTCCAAGTAAACTTAACTTTATACCAAATTTATCAGCCGCCCGACGGCACTTTTTTAATGCATCACTATCACGCATTAGATCTCTGTCAAGATTAACATACTGAAATCCTGCTTTTGCTAACTCAGCAATCTCATTTGCACGAGTAACATTTCTTAAGATTGTATTTTTAATTTGTAATTCAGGGAATCTTGTTTGTATTTGCTTTGTAGCAACCCAATGTGTATGTGGTATTGTAGCACTACGCACTCCTGCCGCATACAATTGTTCAAAGTTATTTAAAAACAAGTCTAAGTTTTGTTGACTTGGTTGAACTTGTATATTATTAAAAGTTGCGCTTACTTTGATGCCTGTAGTATTTTGAATATGTAATGCTGTTTCAATAACTTGAACTGCATCTTCTTGTGATTCAATAATATCTCCCATTGCATCCTGAGTAAATGGGGGCATACGACAAGTAAAATAAAGATCATAGATATAATCCTTATACTCACGACAGAACGACACAAACTCGTAAAATTGCTGTTCAGAAAGCTTCTGATTAATTGGTACACTAAACATAGTTTATACTATAACACGTAATTAGTTACGTGTCAAAGATTAAATGCTGGATCAGAAGTAATATTTTCAGACTCAGCTTGGGCAAGACTTATATGTACATCAAATCTGTTGTGTAGTAATAAGCAACATTGACTAATTGTTGTACATGCTTTTATTTCAGTTTCTACTAACTGTTTTGCACTTAATAGTTCTTGAATTTTTGTATTGTATGCTGTATTTGCATTAATAACTTTTGTTACCATTTCATCGAGTGTAATACCACGTGAGGTTGCAAGTGATTGAATCATAGGAACACTGACTGTATTATCAGCTTGATACGCTTTAGCTTCAGTCAATTGTTCTGCCCAACTATCATGTTCTAATGTGCTTACTTGCATTGTTTGTTGTACACGGCGTTTATCATAAACCTCGTCTAGTCTTAATCGCATAATATGTTTCATAAAAATAACAGTATTATTAATGTCTTCATCAGTTAAGGTATACGATGTTTTTACACCAAGTTCTTCTTCGCTTGATAAAACTTGTAACATATCGTTTTGATCAGTTCTTGCACGTACACTAATAAAACCACGGTATCCATCCATAAACATCCATGCATTTGCAACACCTTCATTTTCCAGTGTACGTATAGGTGCTAGATGCTCATAAGGAATAATATCAACATGTGAGTCTGGGATAAATCCAACCATAAAATCCATCCAATATCCTATTTTTTGGACTGGTCCTAATTTGCGTTCGTCAACGCTTTTGAATAAGAGGTACAACTTTTTTCTCCTGATTAGTTAATTGTAATGAAATGTCATTGATAAATTCAGACTGGCTAATATTTGCCAGTAAGTGAATGTCACTAACTGTCTCTCCATTGTTTAATTTTTCTACTACAGCATCACTAATTTTATTCATACGTGATTCGTTTTGAATTAAAACTTCATATGCCATGGCAATTGTTTTGTTTTGTGAATCAGCATCTAGTTGCATAATTGCTTCCATATTACCTACACCTATACGCCCATAAGCGATCATATCCATTGCGGCTTGTTTTGCAAGTCTATATTCCCAATAGTCTTGTTCAATCTCTTCATTTTGTTCTGGATCATTCATAATATCCAAATACCTACGTCCGTCTTTTGTGCATCCTAATGGGCTATTATCAATCTCATCTATTAGATTTAAAACTTTTGTACGTTCAATAAGAATAGTACGTAACTTTTCTTGTACAACTGCTAACTTTGTAGTGATGCGTTTAATTTCTAGTAAGTGTAATTTCTTTTGTGCTTCATAAGGAGTAAGTTCTGCTTTTTCATGTTCCAATTGGATCTCAAGTTCAAATTGTTCTGTATCAAACTCCCAGTTTTCAATCATTTCGGTTTTTGTATTCAATTCTAGCATTAACTGTCGTAGTTGATGCATAGGATGAATGTGACTTCTAGCTACAAAGTTTTTAAGTTTAAATTCAGGTATACTCCAATCGTTTAATTGAGATTTACGAATCATTTCATTCTGTTTTTCTGTCAATACGATTTCATTCATTATGTATTTTATCCTTTCCAACCGCAAATGCCACTAGATCCGCCAGGTATACCAGTTCTCACTGATCCAGCACCTAGTTCATATCCGGTATCTGTTGTATAAAAGAACTTGTGTCCTCTATTATTTTGTGCACCATCGTACATTCCCATACAGTACTGGTGTTCTTGTCCCATGTCGTAGTTTTCTTCACCACTGTTTTGAAGTGGTCTTGTTACTGTGCGAGCCAATGTATTTGTATTTAAATCATATACACGATAGTTATATCCACCATTATATGTTCCTTCATTTCCAATGTACCCTTTGCGATCTTTACTATTAATTGGCTTTTGTTGGTTATTGGCACCAACCCATGCTGAAGATTCTAGTTTGTCTGATCCAACTGTATCAGTAGCAAATACTAATTGTTGTCCTGTGCCATTGCCGTACAAGTGTGCTTTGTTTTGATCACATAATGCCTGTACACCATCAACTGTGCCATTGGCAATTAATCCTGTTAGCCCAGCGGCACCTGTTTCAGTAGTAAAATTAAATTTTGTACTAGTAGTGTTACTAGTTATATGACAATATTCTGTTTCTTTGAATGCATATCCGGCATCGTTTCTATTAGTGTTCATATTGTTAGCACTGTTATATGAATTACCTGTATCAGTAGCATGGTTTAATGAAATGCAATTTGCGTTTGCTGACGAATGTGCGCCATTGGCACCAAATACCCAACTTTTTGTTCTACTAGGTGCTCCGCCACTATAACTTGTAGCATAAGCCATCACATTACCTAAGTTGGTCATTACATCTGTACTGTGTACCATTCTATTTGCGTTACTGTAAGGTGTGCCACCTTTATATCCACACATAACATAACTGGCTGTGATTACTGTTCTGTATTTAAATCCGCCGTCACCGATACCAACTTGTTGCCACTGCTGACCGTCATATTGACGTAATTCTTTTTGTGTAGTATTCCAATATACTTGACCTGCTACTGGACTACCAGGATTACTTGCTGCTGTTGGATAATTTACTCCGCCGCTTCCTATTGTAGTTGCCATAATTTAACCCCTCCATCCACATGAACCGCTACTGCCGCCAGGTATACCAGTTCTCACTGATCCAGCACCTAGTTCATATCCGGTATCTGTTGTATAAAAGAACTTATGTCCTCTATTGTTTTGTGCACCATCATAGTGTCCCATGCAATACTGATGTTCTTGTCCCATGTCGTAATTTTCTTCACCCATATTGCCCATTACTTTTGGGACTGTTCTTTTTAATACATTTGTATTTAAGTCTAACACACGATAATTATATCCACCATTATACGATCCTTCATTACCAAAATAACCTTTATGGTCTTTACTATTAATTGGCTTTTGTTGTGTATGTACGCCGCTAAATGATGATCCTTGTACTTGGTCTGTACTAAGTGTATCTGATGCGAATAATAAAGTTTGACCGGTGCCATCGCCATATAAGTGTGCTTTGTTTTGATCACATAATGCTTGTACACCATCATGTGACCCGTTTGCAATGATACCAGTTAAACTTGCTGCGCTAGTTTCAGTAGTAAAGTTAAACTTGTCACTAGTAGTATTACTAGTTATATGACAATATTCTGTTTCTTTAAATGCCGCTCCAGCATCATTCCTACTTGTACTCATGTTGTTTGCACTACTGTATGATTGACCTGTTTCTGTATACATATTTATTGCTACACAATTTGCGTTTGCTGACGAATGGGCGCCATTAGCACCAAATGTCCAAGACTTAGTACGACTAGGTGCTCCACAGCTATAACTAAATGCATATGCTAAAAGGTTTCCTAAATTAGTACAGACATCTGTGCTATGTACCATTCTGTTTACATTATTATAAGGAGTTCCACTTTTATAGCCGCCTTGTACAAAACTAGCAGTAATAACAGTTCTATACTTAAATCCGCCATCACCGACTGCTACTTGTTGCCATTGCTCACCATCATACTGCCGTAGTTCCTTTTGTGTAGTATTATAATATACCTGGCCTTCTACTGGACTACTTGGATTGTTTGCTAATTGTGCATAATTAAGGCCGTTACCACTAATTGTTGTTGGCATTTAGTCTTTCCTCTAATTTTTCAATACGTTCTTGTTGTTCTTTGATTGCTTCAATAAGAAGACCAATCATGTTGCCATATGCTACTGATTTAATTCCATTAGCGTCTTCACTTACTACTTCTGGTAATACTTTTTCTACTTCTTGAGCAATAACACCAGCTTGTCGAGGATTGTCGTCGATATCATTTCTATTATATGTTACACCACGTATTTGCAAAACTTTGTCTAATGCATCAGGTATAGCAACAATATTATCTTTAAGAGATATATCAGAGTTAGCTGTTACATTACCCGATGCTAGTATGTTTCCAATTACATGGAACTTTTGACTAGGACTGTTTGTACCAATACCGACATTACCGTTGCTTCTAATCACTAGTTGATCGTCTGCACCACGAGCTAGGTGATGAATAGAAAGCCAATCAGTACCAGAACCACCTCGAATAACCATAGAAGCTCCAGAAGTACCATTAGGTCTTACTAATCTTAGATGAGGATCTCTACTATTGTTATTAGTTTCTATAGACAATACTGGATTGTCAGAAACTCCAGTTCCTTTTATTCTAGCAACAGGATTTGAGGTTTGATCACCCTCAACTTGTAATTTAGCAGTAGGACTCGGCGTACCAATACCAACATTACTACCATTATCAAAAACAACATTGTTTGATCCGTTATTAAGGAATCTTAAAGCATAAGAGTTATTACCACCAATATAAAGTTCGTCGCCACTGGCAGCATATAGTCCTATAGCATTAGTGCCTGCATTTTCAATTTTAAAACTTGAGCTACTAGATGTATCGACTCTAATATTACCTGAAGCTATATGAAGCTTTTCACTAGGACTAGTTACACCAATACCGACGTTGCCGCCATTAAAATATGAATATCCATTAGCTCTTAATATTATATTATCAGCAGAAGAAGCATTTTTCATTATTAGCTTGGCATCGTCTGCTGCTTGTGTAGTGAATACAAATGTTTCATGTGTAGTAGAGTTAACGCTAAATCTTACCGAACCTCTTACATCTAATTTTCTATCAGGACTCTGTGTACCAATACCAACATTACCTCCACTGCGTAGGAAAATACCTTTAGTTGAGGTTCCTGCATCTACATTAGCAGTACTATCAGTAACAAGATGTAAATGTTGTTCAGCATTAGAAACAGCTATTTGATTTACTGCTGGACTAGAAGAATGGGACTGGCCAAATTGCTGAATTTCAATGGTGTTATTACTTACATGTAATGACCTAAAAGATGTTTTCACTCCTGCATTATCTGCATTATGATTTACATATATCTCACCTTTTACGTGTAAAGGCCTTTCAGGACTAACTGTACCAATACCAACATTACCGTTTCCGTCAAATGTAACCTTTGGTGTTGCAGTATGAATATTTGTAGCATTACTACCATAGATAAAGTTTAACCCATCGCCTTTGGTTGGTCCGTCTGGAGAAATACTCCACACATTATAA